TGACAACTTCTTCAGTGTTCGACAAAACGATGGTCTTGCGAGCGATCTGAGCATAGTTGGTCAAACGCACAGTGGCAGTCACTGAATCGAATGTGCCGACATCGTCACCTTCCAACTGTGCGTTGGCGGCGGCATCTGCCAGTACATCGGTTTGCCATTCAAACAAGGTGTTGGAGATAGTCTCGCGGCCAATGTTTGACTGGTAAGGAGTCTCTTCGGGAGAGATGTTGGTGATCACATTGCTGAGATCTTCGCGGATACCCTTTGCAGAGTAGGTGGTGAATGTATTGCTAACGATAGTCATGATGATTCCTTATTTCAAGAGTTTGTAGATTGCATCAGCCGCATCATCGACACGGCCAGTTTTTGCTAGACGCTGTTGTGCTCGCATTGCTTCTGTATTGCTTGAAACTCTCCCTGCTGCGCCAGGCTTGGCAGGTCTTGGGCCGTTATTGGTCACTGGCTTGATCTGTCCACGCTTGGACATCATCTGGTCGTAGAGTGCCGCCTTACGCAACATCACCACCGCCCTGTGGTCAACAACATTCTTCAGTTCATCAGGTGTAAATCCGATCTTTTGAGCGAATTGAACAAGCATTGTTTTTTCAGCCTGCGCCTTCTTAGAGTCTTTCCACTCAGGGATCGCCTCAACCAAAGACTGCTGCTCTTGTTGCAACATCTGTTCATGATGTTGCGCCTGTTCCTGCTGAGACAACTGAGCAAGGCGCTGACCCAAGCTACACCACATTGCCAAACAATGCGCGTAGTGACGGCAACGTGCGCACCTTTACTGAAACCATTCTGAAGAATGTGATTCAAAAGGTGTGGACACAGGGCGGCACTCCAAAGATCCTGATGGTTGGCCCTGTCAACAAGCAGCGCGTGTCTGGCTTCTCTGGCATCGCTTCCAGCCGTTTCAACATCAACGGTGGCGAAAAGCCTGCCGTGTTGATCGGTGCAGTTGACATCTACGTTTCCGACTTCGGCAACGTGGCTGTTATCGCTAACCGCTTCCAGCGCGAGCGCGATGGTTGGATCATTGATCCTGAGTACGCAAAGATGACCGTCCTGCGTCCTTACCAACAAGTTGAGTTGGCGAAGACTGGTGACGCTGAGAAGCGCATGTTGTTGATCGAATTCGGCCACAAAGTGTTGGCTGAAAACGCTCACGGTTTGTGCGCTGACTTGTCTACTTCTTAATCACTAAGAGGGAAGGGGGAGGAGAAATCTTCCCCCTACTTACATGGAAAAACGATTTCTTGATGCAAACCCCGACAAGGGAATCACCCGCACCTGGCACTACAACGATGACACTGGTGAGGCAACGATTCAGACTTCCCAGGACATCACTGCCGTCATTGAGGCCAACAAGCGCGACTTGGCTGCCATTGATGAGAAGGCTACATGGAAGGGCGAATGGCATCACGTTGCCAGCATTCCTGAGTCTTTGTACTACCAGATGAAGGCCGAGGGCAAGATTGATGACGAGGCTTACATGAAGAAATGGTTGAACGATTCCGACAATAAATTCTTTCGCGTGAGACCAGGAAAAGTATGAACTACATCGCAGTCTGCACCCCAGCGCGGGATCAAGTACACACCAACTACACCTATTGCATGGTCAACATGGTGGCGTACCACACGCTCAACACCACTGACGCTGTGAGCTTGAAGATCCTGCAAGGCACACTGATCCAGAATCAGCGTGCTGATCTTTGCTTGGATGCGATGCGCGAAGGGTGCAGCCATATCCTGTTCATTGATTCCGACATGACATTCCCACAGGACATGATCCAGCGTTTGCTGGCGCATGACGTGGACATCGTGGCGGCCAACTGCGCACGGCGCCGTATGCCAACAGGACCCACTGCGCAGAACTATGACGAGAACGGCAAGCGCCAACAGGTTTACACCATGCCAGAGTCAACAGGCTTGGAAGAGATTGGCTCTGTCGGAACAGGCATCATGCTGATCAAGCGCGGTGTCTTTGAGGGCATGACTGAGCCATGGTTTGACATGCCTTGGCAGACTGGCACTCGCGGCTACATGGGCGAGGATGTCTTCTTTTGTAAGAAGGCTCAAGAGCTGGGCTACAAGGTGTATATTGACCATGATGTCTCGAAAGAGATCGGCCACATTGGCACGTTTGAATTCAGACACGAACACACTTGGATCGTCAAAGAAGAGATGGAAAAAGAGGCAGTCTAATGGCACTCACGACATACACCGAACTCAAGGCCTCGCTGGCCGACTGGCTTAATCGCTCAGATCTGACCACCGTCATCCCTGACTTCATCAGCTTGGCCGAGTCTCAGATGGAGCGCCAGCTGCGCACCCGCCAAATGATTGTGCGAGCCACGGCCACCATTGACACCGAGTACGGTGCTGTGCCTGGCGACTTCTTGGAAACCAAATCCTTGAAGCTCAACACCAACCCTGTGACAGCTTTGCAGTTTGAGACTGTTGACGCGCTGGACGTGATGAAGGCAACGCAGTATTTTTCTTCTGGTCAGCCAAAGTACTTCAGCATTGTCGGCGGCCAGATTCGCGTCCTGCCTGTGCCTGATGGCTCATACACTGGCGAGCTGACCTACTACGCAAAGTTGACTAAGTTGTCATCAACAGTTGCAACCAACTGGCTGTTGACGCAAGCGCCTGATGTTTATCTTTACGGTGCTTTGTTGCAGGCTGCGCCATACCTGCAAGACGATGCGAGAATCCCTGTGTGGTCTAGTTTGTATCAAGCTGGGCTTGAACAACTGCAAATTGCTGATGATCGCGGATCAACATCTGGCGGTGCTTTGATGGCGCGTGCCAGGACTTTTGGATAAGGAAAAGAGATGTCATCATTTACCGACTACACAGAGAATTTGGTGCTTAATTGGTTATTCACGACCAATTCGGCCACACGTCCAACAGCCTGGTACATCGGGCTTTTCACTGCTGCACCGTCAGACGCTGGTGGCGGTACTGAGGTGTCTGGCAATGGATATGCGCGTGTTGTGACGGGCACGATGTCTGTCTCTGGCACGTCACCCACCAACTGCACCAATGACGCTGCAATTGAGTTTGCTGCGGCCTCTGGCGGTAACTGGGGAACGATCACCCACATTGCTGTGTTGGACGCCAGCACATCAGGAAACATGCTTGGTTGGGCAGCTCTGACCACCAGCCGCACCATCAATGATGGCGACATCCTGCGCATTCCTGCTGGCGACTTAGACATCACATTGACTTAAAGAGGTTTCGTTATGGCCTTGGTGCTTAAAGATAGGGTCAAAGAAACTTCCACTACGACTGGTACTGGTACTTTCACCCTGGCGGGTGCATCGACTGGCTTCCAGTCGTTTTCAGTTGTTGGTAATGGAAACACGACCTACTACGCCATTGCGTTGCAGGGTGGTTCTGAGTGGGAGGTTGGCATTGGGACGTATACATCGTCAGGCACAACCTTGGCCAGAACTACTGTGCTGGCGTCCAGCAATTCTGGCTCTGCTGTCAACTTCTCAGCTGGCACAAAGGACGTGTTTGTCACGATGCCTGCTGACAAGTCTGTAACCGGCAGCAATGGCTATGTGGAGAACGATTCAACAATATCCACCAGCTCGACCATCAACAGCGGAAAGAATGCGATGAGCGCAGGTCCAGTCTCAATCTCTTCTGGCATCACTGTGACGATTGCAAGTGGTTCTGTGTGGACTGTTGTCTAAAGGAAAGATATGGGAGTCAAACTTCTTGCTTCTAGTAATGGTTCTGTAGAACTTGTTCCAGAGAACACTGCAAGCAATTTTACTGTTACTGTTCCTGCGGCTACAACCACTATGGTTGGTACTGATGCTACGCAGACGCTGACTAATAAGACGCTTACAACACCAAACATCAATTCTGCACAAATTGCAACTGTCTCAGGTACTGCACCTTTGTATATGTGTCGTGCTTGGGTGAACTTTAACGGCACAGGTACAGTCGCTATTCGTGGAAGCGGGAACGTGTCGAGCATCACGGACAATGGTACAGGCGACTACACGGTGAACTTCACGACCGCTTTGCCTGATGCAAATTATTCTGTTGCGGCAACTGTGGGTCAGGGGGGGGCAGGTAACACCGGCATTGCTTACGGCACGCTTGAGAGCGCTGCTCCCACTACTTCTGCTGTGCGACTAAGAGCTTCTCAGGG